TATCGAACCGCAGTCAATGTATTTAAAGAGATCGACTCACCAGCAACTTCAGCTGTTTGGATTTTAGGAGCATTTTGAACCGCTAAAGCAGAACCAGCGCCACCGGTTATTGTGGATTGATCCGCCACACCAGAGGCTAATTTAGCTGCACCGATACCAGCGTCCTTAACTCTTAAAGTGTCGGAATTGATTTCGATTGTTGAATCATCAACATTAACTGCAAGAGCCGTACCAGCACCGCCACTTAGACCTGCACCAGCAACTGATGCGGCAAGTTTAGCTGGAGTGATACCAGCATCTTTAACTCTAAGAGCATTTGCATTCTTTTCGATCGTTGAATCATCAACACCAACTGAAAGTCCAGAAGCTCCAGAAGTAATTGTTCCAGCAGCATCTAACTTAACTTTTAATTCATTTGAACCATTGACTTCTAATGAAGGGTTTGAAGCTTCAAGAGAGACTTGTAATTGACCTGCGTCATTACCGGGGTTAGATGATTTCAAACCACCGTTAGTTAACAAATCAACTGACAACGTATTGCCAGTTTTAGTGATCATATCTCCGCCAACAACACTTGAAGCAGAGTTAAAATACACGAAATTAATAGGATCTGTATCAATAACCGCTACAGCTCCTTGTTGAACCCAACCTTGACCGGCTTGAGTACCTTCTTGAATGTAAGTATATGCACCGTTGATCTCATCAATTGGAGAAAGAGAATCAAAGTCAGTAGCTCGAACTGCAGCACCAGTTGCTTGAACTATATAGATACCGTTTTGTTCAGGAGCAGTTTGGTTTTTAACTAAAACTCGGTCGCCAGTTGCAAGAGTGATACCGTCAATAGAGTCGCCGTTTTCTAATGCATTAGCTAAATTGATATTAGCTATAGAACCTACGCGAACGGCTTGTTTAGGTTTTAAACCTTCAGCAACTGCATCAACGTAAGCTTTATTAGCAGCATCAGTTGAAGCACCAGGAGCTCCAACGTTAGTAAGTTGGTTTCCACCCATTGATTGGTCACCAGAAAATGCTCTAGTACCATCAGCTTTTATATAAATAGTATGGTCATCATCGCCAAGACCTGCGATTGAACCGTGATCAACTTTAGATTGATCGAAACGAACTCTAAGAACTTCATCGCCGGCTGGATTTAGAATAGATTCTTCTAAAGGATTGGTCGAGTTTGTTCCATTATCAACTTGAATTTTAGCAGCTAAATAACCTGGAGTCGTATCAGTTGCAGAAATACCTACTTTTTCATCAGCTGTATTTGCAAGCGCAGCATCGACACCAGCGAATGCGCCCTTAACCGTGGCAGCAGTAGGAGTGAAATTAGAATAAGTATTATCGTCACCTATCAGATCAGAACCCGAAGATGAAGTAGAAGAACCTAATTCACTTTCTGTAAAGTATCTAGTGTCAAAAGTTCCATCAGCATCAGCGGCTGCTTGAACTGCAATCAATTTAGTTGCGATTGCTTTTGTAATCTCTACTGGAGTAGACGAACCTACCTTAAGAGATCCAACGATTAAAGAATTCTGAGAAACGTCAACATTTCGTTGAAAACCGTTTATCAGCCTCGAAAGTATTGAAATATCAGCCATTTGTTACCTCTTCGTTCTTGATTGGTTCATCAAGGTTATAAAAATCTACAGTTATATTTACGCCACACCCGGTTTCAGCCAGGATCTTGTTAGCTTGGGCTCTAGCCTTATTTACAATTTTAGCAACTTTGGCACCTAACATTTCTGAGTTACGAAGGCGCTCTGATACACTTAATTGTTTGATTTCGTTGTCTTTTTTCATATCTTCCCCTATGTTAAAGTTGACCCATTACTTGAATGCCGACTAATAAGTCTTTGTTTCAGTGGGTTATCGTTGTTTTTTGCGATCATTCCTATTTTAATTACAAAGTCACCTTCAGCAAATCCATTGACTCCTGAAGAAGGTTTTACATTAGTCAAAGTTCCAATTTTAGAAATGTAAACCATGCTTCCCACCGCGAACGCAGTAGAAAAGTTTTCTATACTTCCAGATGTAATCACGTTACCGTTGCTCAAATTGGTCGTTGCAGACTTTAAAATACCAGCGAAAGCATCAATATCTGCTTCGACCGATACATCAACCAGGCCTAAACCAGACGATGTAATTTTAACTGGAGTACCTTGGGGAATAGTCGACCCGGTCTGATTTGTATTAAATCTTCCAGAAGACTGAGCACCCGAGCTACGAAGAAACGGATCGTAACTCATATACTCCACCAACATCCGGTTGTAGCGTCAGCTATCAAAGCTACAGGAACGTATTGAGAATTTGAAGAGATTGAAGCATTACCATCAATCAAGAAACCAGCACCGTTAATGATCATGCTGAATAAACCAGCGTCAATCTTCTTAAATCTAAAGATCTGACCGCCACATGTGGTTGGGTCTGGAAGGGTGAAGGTCTTATTAGAGGCTCCGACGTTCATCAACAATAAACCGTCTGCGTTAATATCTACAGTATGATTCGCAGAGTAAGTATTTACATTGATGTTGTTTCCAGATACACCTGACAAAAATACAGATCGTAATTGTTTACGATACGCATTTAAAGATACATCTCTAATTAATAGATAATCTGCGTTGTCTGCAGTGTTTGAAGCTGGTAAAGTATTAAAGTCATCATCTGGAGCAGATCCTCCGCCACCACCGCCGCCCGTTCCAGCACCACCAAGTCCTAAACGGAAAGTAAGCATGTCGGTTGCAGTCAAGTCTTGATCTATAATAATTTCCATAGAAGGAGAACCAGAAGTACCAGATTCTTGCCAACCGCCTGCAGTATTTTGAGAAAGTCGTTGACCATTTAAGTAGATTTCAAGAGCACCTTTACCTACGGTATAGTATTGTTGAATATTAGATTCTCTAGAGTTTAGAGGTAGATCTAACGTGGCACCTTGAAGTGTAACTCCAGGAACGTAGTCTTCATCGTATGAAGGTGCATCTAAAATGGCTGAGATGGCGTCAACTTGGTCTTGTATCTCCGTAATAGAAGTGGTAGATTGCCACCAAAAGCCGTTAACATCGTTAGTCTTCATTAATAAGATCTCTGTTTTCAGAGCATCTAAATCTTCTTTAAGAGTTTTAGTAGTTTTGTCTACGCCGCTGAATGACTCAGAAACAGTATCAACTACGCCAGTAGCTCCAGATGTAACTCCAGTAACAGAATCACCAGGAAAGAAACTCTTAGAAGATGGAACTTTAAAAGTAATAGTCGTTGTTCCACCATTTACAACTTCGGCGATCTCGGTACCAATATTAATAGTCTCACCTGCTACAAATATTCCAGATACACCAGTTAAATTCATAGTGTATGGTGGTTCTTCTTTAGGACCCCAAGCATACTTATTATTTGGGTTTGAAGGAGTACCTAATCTATGAAACAATCTTCGTTCGTCAAGTATTTGTTTGATTGTACCTGAGCCGTTAGTATCAATAATACAAAGAGGAATTCGGTCTGGAGAACCTGAAAAACCACCAGTAGAAACTATAAAATTGACTTTTAAATCAGTCATAGTGTCTACGATTTGATTAAACTCTAAACCAGCACCGCCGTTAGCTTCTGGATCCCAAAATGCTCTAGTCACTGGAGTATTGTTTTCAGTTAATAAAGAGATCTCTACGTAGTTTCTAGTTCCATCAATTAAATCAGAGTCAGGAATAACCACATTCGGGGCTGAGGCTTCAGTCGTGTACCAAGAGAAATCAGATGTACCCTGAGGTATAATCAAAGTCCCTTCGCTCATGTTAACTGTGGCAGCCTTCAGACCGATTCCAGTAACTGTAAAACCACCAACTACGTAGTTTAAATTGGATAAGAACTTTTTAATTTTGTATTTTTCGTCAGAACGGGCAGCTGAGAGCCACGCGTTTAAGTCCTCTAAGTCAAATCGTTCTTGAGGAAGAATTCTAATTCTTGAAAGGATCATCTTAAATCTCCATCTTTGGTAATTATATCAAACAGCTTAACTCTCACTAGGAGCATCGTCATCTGAGATATACGGATTGTCAATTACATATTTATAACTAGGTGCTAAAATCTTAAACTTAACTATTACCCCAGCTGCAGCTAAACTTGCAAGAATAGCCTGAACTACCTCTCTAGCGCCTGATGGAGAAGTTAAATAAACAGCTAGATCTTTACCGCTTTTGTTCGGAATATACGGAGTTCGATCTGAAAGTACGTTTATGTCAGACCCAATTCCGTGATTAAACTTAAATACGTATCCAGGATCGACTAATATAGTGTTTGAATTAGGAATCCCTCTGTATTTAACTGGACCCTCTTGAGTAGCTTTACCAAAATCAAATAACAAATCGCCGTTAGTTTCAGTGAAAGAAGTATTAGAATCTACAGCGATTGAGGTGTAGATGTTACCTTTAACGATCGATTGTTGTAGTAAAGAGTGTTGTTTTGAGATAGTAAATGAGTTACCTTCACCGTTTGGTGAAAAGATAAATGAACCTTGCCATATCCCTTGAGCAACTCCTCGAGCCGGTTCTATAGTTGAATCTGCATGAAAGTGATGAGATCCTCTTAAAGTTCTACGTAAAGCTGGAATGACCGCTGGAATTTCAATCAATAATTCATTTGGATTAATGTTGTAAACTATAACTCTTTGATCTAAAGATAAAAGATCGTATGATTTTATGTCAAAATCTAATTTAGTAGGTCCAACCATACTAGATGCGTAAATTTCGACTGATCCGGTTGGTCCTGGAGTGTTAGTTCTAATATTTATTGATTCATTACCAGTTAAAGAGTCGGTCACTATTTGAACCGTAGCACCTTTAATCTTAGACAAAATAGCAACCATCTCAGCAGCAGTTGCAAGTCCAGGAGATGCAATGTCTCCAGTCAATACTTTTATTTTTTGTAAAAGACCGTTATTAATAGATACCTGAATTTCGTCACCTACATTTACGTTGAAAGGTGCAGAGTTACCAGAAGTAACATTAGCCCTAGAATATAAAGGTCCCCAGAAGACATCTGCAGTATCATAAAATGCCTTTCGAATAGTTTTAGGCTTTAAACTTAAATTAGGAATCAACTCTTGAAATTCTTTATCTGTAAGACCTAACGATTGTGGTTTAGCAACCCCTAAAGAGTTACCCAACTTTTCTAGGTTTCTACCGGTGGCAGTTCTAACGAATAGATCTTTTTTAGCATCTTCGATCGCTGCTTCCACATCATCGTCAGATAACGCGATCGCATAAAGTAATGCGTACATAACCCGGTTGAATTCCGGGTTAAATGTTTTAGGGATCGTAGAAAAGAATCTTTTTAAATTATTACCCATTATTTTATCCTATTAGAACATCTGGATCAGCGATTCGAGCAACCTCGTTGTCCGCAATTGCAATGTTAGCTGTAGGCGCATTGATAACTACATCTGTAATTCCAGAGATTGCAATAACTGCAGCTCTAATTCTCTCGATAGTTACGTCTCCTCCAACACCTAATGTATTAATGTATCCAGTTACGGCTGATTTAATGTCATTTTCTAATGAAGAAATAGTTACACCTTCACCTAAAGTTACGTCTAGAACTACTTCTATAGATTTAACAGTCGGCGCCAAAACTCTAAATGTAATCCCAGCTGCCCCATAACCAGGGTATGATGCAAGATCTGAGTCATCGCCGTAAATAGTCTTATGGACCAATGCCAACAAACCAGTCCAATACGAATAAGCGGCCAAACCACGATAAAGAACTGTAGAGAAGTTGAATTCTTTATTGGCGTTACCACCAGTGACTTGTACGTATCCATCAGAACCCTCTTGTTTAGAAGATAATTGAATCTTAGTATTTCCTTCAACCGATTCTATTACCGCTTTAAGGCTCAAAGATGTAATCTTCGTGTTGTTCATGTAATCAATTACATTAGAGATGGTAGATGGAATCACAATCAGATCGTCTGCAAGTTGAGGTGCATTTGAAAACGCAACTCCGACCGACATTTGACCATTTAAGTTATTGTAAGCTGTAATTCTTCGACGTTGAGAGATAGTACCTGCTCCAGATTCAGAAGTAGTTGCAATAGCGTCTACGTTTAATACGTCTACGTAATCCGCTCCAACTGCTGAAATTAAAAAATAACCGTTGTTCTCAGCATCAATTAAGTTTTCGCACTTAAATAAGTCACCAGCTGCGTAGTCAGCTATATTAACTGGTGCAGGATTAAATGTGTATCGGGCTATTCCTCCACCCTGTAGAGCAACCGATTCAATAACTGATGAGTCAGTATTTAATCCATTTTTAAAAGCTATATAATAATCAATCAATTGATCGCTTAAAGGGAAGACCGTAGTCAATGCCGCAGCTCTAAATGTTGAAGCATTTCCAACCAACGAAATAACATCTGCATAATTCATTAAAACTGAATAAGTAGAGTTAACTATATCGTTGTTCATCACAACAACTAAAGAATCGTTCTCAACAAAATTATATGGTCCAGCATCTCCAGAAACTAAGTAAGCCTTGTTTGGAGGAGTTGCAGTAGCTTCAACATCTGTAATAAAACTAAACGAAGTGTTTGCAGTTGAAGTTGATTTAATCTCTAAAGTTCCAGTTAAACCATAAGTATTAGATGAAATCATTACGTAGTTTAATCCACCAAGTTGACGAACGGATGCGGTTGCACCTAAAAGACTTTCGTTAATAAAATCAGCAGTCTCTTGAGCAGTTTTACCAGCTAAAAAAGTATTATCAAACGTAATAGTTTGATCAGCTCCGCCATCAACCGAAATAACTAAAGTTTGTCCGTTAGATGGAGAGTATAGCTCCGGGTTTGCTGCTGTAAATTTAGCTCTAGTGAATTGAGATCCAATAGTTACGTTTTGATTGGCAACTAACGGAGAGGTCAACTCAATTGTCCCTAATTCACGATTAAATTTATAATCCCCGTTAGTGCCTGAAATTTCAGTAGTAGAAAAATTAAGACCGTTTAAAGAGTTATTTAAAGATCCGCTGTTTACTTTAACTTTAGATGCTGCGCTCAATTTAGTCAAAGAGATCAAACGAACTTTAGTATTGTTTTCAGCAGGTACGGCCTCAACTCCAGCTAAATCTCTATTTAAAACTGCGCATATTTCAGCAACGGTTACCGCCGCAGTATTAGAAACATCTGAAGCTTGGATGGTTGCAGTTTGAGGATTAGCTGTTTTACCATCTATCGTTACATTTAAAGTATGAGGATACGGCCCAACAGCATCTAAATTGTAAGGTGATGTATTTTGAGAATCTAAAGTAGCCGTACGACCGTCTTTTGATTTCTTAACATCATCTATATAAAGATTGATGGTCTCTTTTTCATCAGTTGGGAAGTTTAAAATAGAATTAGCAGTTCCACCATTAACTTTGATGTTCTCGTTAATGTCTGCTTTTGCTGTAATTAAAACGTATTTACCGACTTGAGAAGTCCGCGCTTCAATTAAAGTAGCACGGTCATTTATAATAGCTACGATTTCTTCAGCTGTAGCAATCTCAGCCGAATTGAAATCAGCCACATTAAATGTGATGGTCTCTGAGATGTTTCCGACTTCATAGTTTAGAGTCTTAGAACCAGATGACATATTGTAAGGTTCTGCTGCGTTTGATTCAACTTGAGCTTTAACTATTGGGAAATTATCTACTTGAAGACGTTGCTCGCCTCCAGTTGATTGAGCTAAAACTGTTTCAAAACCTCGTGAAACAAACGAAGGTTCGAAGCCAGTACCATCATCTATATAAACTTTAACATCTCCGGCAACATCAATTGGAAGAATCAATGAAGCAGATACAACTCGTTTAGCCGTCTCAGGATCAACCAAACCTACGATTGCATTTAAGATTGCTTGTTTTACGGCTCTTGTAACACCTTGAATGTAGTTCTTAATGCGGTCTCTTAGTTCATCATCTGATTCTAAGTCTCGACCAGTTGTAATTTTAAGTTCGTTTTTACCTCGAGCACCGATAAATGGAGGATTAGGAAATGCAGATTCACCGTCTATTGCACCAACTGAAATATTAGAACCAGTACCAGGTTCAACCGCAGTAATTTCAACATCTTCAATACGATCTTCACCGGCTAACAATACAACATCGTTGTCAGTTTGAAATCGGATCTCAGATTGAACTCCAGTTGGAGGAACTGTAACGATTGTTCCAGCTGAAATAACCTCATCATTACCTTGTTTTAAGATAACGGTCTCTTCAACTGAATGGTCTTTAGTTAAAGGATTGTCTAAAGTAAATCTCCAATAAGTGGTGTTATCTATGGGAGACGCAGAATAAGTAACTTCTTCTTCATTATTGGTACCGCGACCTAAAA